GTTATCTATAACGAATCAAGCAATGAGTTTAAGTTAATAAGAGCAGTAGATAGGAATATGCCGTTATACGTCAGTGATGGAGTAATTTACATGGGCAAAAGTACCCTGTTTAATACAGAAGAATGGAAAAACGGGCAAAGCGAAATATCCTATAAATCATATAGCGCAGGTAGTATCAATATAAGCGGTGACAATAAGCTGATATATACAACGCATTCGATAACAGATAGCTATGCCAATGTTAAATATACTGCTGGATGGCATGGAGTAACGGAGGCGCAGGGACAAAATGCACAGTCGTATCATTATAGTGGATATAGCAGTGAAAACAATACAATTTACTATTTTCCGAAAATGCCTGAGCCGGAATGGGATTATTTACGAATAATAACACGGAATAAGAATACAGGCGAAATAGAAAGAAAAGATTTTAACACAAGCCAATACGAAAGTATAGATTTGCATTATAGAAACTGGGCTGACTATGTAAATGGAGAATGGAGAACCGATATAAAGATAATAACAGCATTTAATACAAATTTAACTAAATATACAATAAATAACGAGTTCCAATGGGAAAGAAAATATACCGGGCAAATAAATAGTATATTATTATGGGAAGAAGAAATAATATATAGCAACAAAGACATATTGGTAACTGGAAACGCAGGGGAATATTATATAAATAAAACGCCATATACAATAAGAGGAGAAAACACACAAGGTGATACAAGGAAAAACTATGACTACTGGATAAGTGAATACATAGACGATATGGAGAAGACTGGAAACCAAAAGAACGAGTTTTATTTGCTTAACAGTCAGGGGCATGATTATGAGCATAACCTCGAAAAAACACTAATAGAGCAGTACGGAAATTTATATCCGAATTACTATATAACGAAAATGGGTGAAACGTACTTAGTGCTAGGCAAGCCAACATTAACGATTGTGGATAATGGAGGATATGAAAACGGAGAAAGCAGACCCTATTATGTACTACGGTTGCAACGGTCAGATATAGTCATAAAAATCGAAGGGGACAAGCTAACGGCATATATGGCGTATGAGTTCAACCCGGAGGGGAAACTAAGAATAGCGATAGACAGAGGTTACTTACATACTCAAATGAAAGAGCCTGTTATATTCAGCGGAGCAATGTTGAGCGGTGCATCATTCGCCGATTCGTCATGGGGAAGTAAGCCGGAGGCTGTAAGATGGTCGGAATATGAGCAATTATGGTATGAAGCTCTCCCGCCAACAATCATTCCTGAACCGCCTGATCCGCCAATAGAGCCGCCGGAGCCAACAGAACCGCCAGTGCCGTCATTCCCCCCTCCGGGTGAGCTGGACGATATGAGCGGCTTCCTAGACAACATGGACAAGCTCAAAGATGACGCTATAGACGGCATAGACGAACATTTGCTTATCAATCAGCTCACGTCGAGAGGAGGGGCATAGGTGAAGTACACAATATCAGTCATAGCGGCGTTCCTGTTGCTGGTTACAGCGGTATACGCATACCCGAATGAATACCCGCCTAACGCTCCTGTAAAGGGCGCGGCGTACATCGAAGCGCAAGTCAACGGATTGGGCAGGGTATTCATCATCATCCCACTGAACAGCATGGAATACATATCTCAACAGCGCGGTAGTGAAAACCTGATAAACGTAACCAATACAACGATAACAGGGCGCATATACACCGGGGCGAACTTCAACAATGAGTACAATTATCGGATGTCTGCATATGGGACAAGCCAGTATCAGCCTAATAATAACAACACATGGCAGGACATCACCATCACAGCGATACACAATACCAATATACCGATACTGAATAACAACGGAGAGAACCCTGTAGGGGTTGTAAGCAAGCCAACGATGGCTTTATGGATACTCGTATTTCTTGTAGGGGTGGTGGTAGTATGTCTATTCTTCAAGCGTTAATTGACCTTGTCGGCCCTGTGCCGAACGGTTATGAGGTCGTGGCATGGATTGCCGCCGCTATCGTGTTGCTGTTCATGTTGAGCTGTTCTTACAAGATACTCGGGGCGATTGTACGGATGGTTACAGGAGGTCGGTGATATGGCGCAGTATATAAGCGGTTTGGTGAGTACGTTTGATACCCTGATGTCCATGATGAAATCAACATGGGTGTTGTTCGTAACAGTTCCAATATTCATGGGCGTTCTAGCGGTTTTCCTAACCCGTGGGGTTATGAAAATATTCCATATAATCAGAGGATAAGGAAAGGAGGTTTAACAATGGGTCAGATTCTTACGTTCGTCAAAGATGTGTTCGATGCGCTCATCGAAATGGCGGTTCAAGTCGGCACGACTGTCATCGCCAATCCCATTCTGCTGATCGGCATCCTGATCACGATTGCCGGAGCGGGCATCGGCATCTTCAAGCGGCTCATACGTATGTAAGGAAGGAGGGAGTGACGGGCGCGCGATGACTACTCGCGCGCGCCGTCACTCACACTATGAAAGATTTTGTACTTCGTTTACTCGAATTTATGGCTATTCCGTTCACTGACTGGAATAACGTCATTGTATTTGTTCCGCTGATGGCGGTGTTCTTCGTGTTAGCCTTTGGGTTATTCGGCATGATGTTACGATTCGGAGGAAAATCATGATAAAGAGAATCATCAAATATTCGGTGCTGGGTTATATATGGACGCTCCTGCCCACCGTCTTAAAGGTGATAACCGCCCCGTTTATACTGGGCTATATCTATCACAAGCTAACAAAGAAGTACATCAACCCTTATAAACTGGTTATATACATTGGGAAACGTGGTGCCGGGAAATCCACCACCCTAACCAAGATAGCGCGTAAATATATGAAGCGCGGTATCCCTGTCTACTCTACGATGGCGATAAATGGTACATATCAATTGGATTATAAAGATATAGGTAAGTACGAGTTGCCGGAGGATTCGATTCTTCTGATAGATGAAGTCGGTATGATATGGGATAATAGAAAGTTCAAAACATTCAGTGACGAGGTTAGAGACTGGTTCAAGCTCCAAAGACACAGAAGAATTACCGTTTATATGTTCTCCCAAGCCTACGACGTAGACCTCAAACTCCGTAAACTGGTGGACAAGCTCTACATCATAGAAAACCGATTCCGGGTATTCTGTTACGCCAAACGTATCAGCACCAAAATCGTTCTCAATAAATCCACAGCCGAAGCATCCTCCAAAATCGACGAAGACATGAACATAGATACCTTCCTCTTCTTTTGGGCAGGAACACGCCAGCTCACCTTCATCCCCAAATACATCAAATACTTCAACAGCTACGAAGCCCCCAAACTCGAAGAAAAAACATACATCATGTGGGGCGCAATACCGCCCGACATTCAAAAGAAACTGGACAAGCAAGAACGAAAACGCCATCCAAGAAAATGCAAACCCCGCCGCCGTATCCTCCGAACCCTCGGAAAGACAGTCATCAGAGAAACCCGACGAAAACGAAAGAAATAAACTCATTGTTTATAAAACGAACAGGCAACCCGGCGAAGCCGGAACGTCTCATGCTCCCGCTGTGGTTAAGTGTTGGCAACCTGTCCCCCGCAAGGGTTGTCAATGCTTATCCATAGCCCACCCCGCAGGGTACGGTGTGTAAACGCCGGAGGTAAGCCGCCGCTGATCGGGAGCGTAGCGACCGCTGGGCGGCGGTGAAGCCGGAGACGTTTTCCACCGTCTTCCCTCGGCAAAGTCCCGGCCGAGACCCCCACACACTAATCAGGGGGGTCACGATTACAAAGGGGGTAAATAACCATGAAATGTCAAGTCCTATTCGATTGGCTGTCATTCAGCGTCCTATCCACCGATGATCCGCAGAAAGTCATAACCGATATACTCAAACTCGATGCAGACATATTCGATGAATTGGGCTATGGTCGTAACGGTTACCGGAACTGTTTGCACTACGATCACATAAGCGTCTACTACAACGGGCGTGAAGGAACAGAGAAGAACGGCGGCGGTAATGAGTTCATGGGCGTGTGCGTCTCCATGTCCGGCAGTGGTTGCCGCACCTATGAACAGCTCGGCGGTAACGTCCTTGACCTTGCCATCGACGTATACCGCACGGACGGAGTGAACCTCACTCGTTTGGATGTGGCTTGTGATGACAAGGACGGCGCGTTCGATATGGATGAACTCATACGTTACTATAATGAGAAGCGTATCCGTTCAGGTTGCCGGAAACGTCAGATTGTCCAATGCAATGATGGGGAGTATGCCCCAGCACGGACAATCTACATAGGCTCACGCAAAAGCGACCTCTGCTTCCGCTTCTACGACAAGGCAAAGGAACACTTCGACCCGAAGGATGACCCGGACGGTTACAACAGCCATTGGATACGGGTAGAGATGCAAGCGCGTCATGAAGTAGCCGAGAATATCATACAGCATATCTACACCGGGTTACTGGAAAGCCGCTCCATCGGTGAGAGCGTTGCCGAGATACTGGGCGGTCATATCCAAATGATAGAGCTGGATGACAGCAACATATCCCGATGCAGTATATCCCGCTGGTGGCTGGATTTTCTAGAAACGGTCAAGGGCGTTAAGGTGACGGCAAAGGAAGAGAAGGAGCATATCTTCGAGCGCAAGCTCCGCTGGTTCTACAACTCCATCGTCCCCCTCGCTTCCGCGCTTGTCTCCGGCATTGGTGAGCGCAATATGCTGGAGCTGATGCAGATGGGCTATACCCGCCGCTCAAAGGCACAGGATACCATGTTAAAGACATACAAGGGTTTCGGCATCCATGACCTCGGCGAGAAGGTATCCAAGAAGATCATGCACAGGCTGTATGAGCAGTGGAAAAGACGCATCGGCTTGACCGATTGCGGGTTGCTTGATGACGTGCCGCTTCCGGCGTGA